AGGTAAATGCAAGTACAGAAAAATATGTTGCATACTGTTGGACTTCAATACCAGGCTTTTCTGCGTTTGGTGGTTATTATGAAGCGACTGACAATGAGAAAGGGCCTTTCATACATACTGGTTTTAAACCAAAAATGGTGATAATAAAAATGACTGTAAGTGGAGATAATTGGGGGTGGGTAGATAGTAGAAGAAATACTGTTAATCCTCGTAACACCATGTTTACTTTTGGTAGTAGTAGTGGAGCCGAGAGCACTAATTCTTACTACAATGTAGATTTTTATGCAACAGGTTTTCAAGTCTCAAGCAATAATGCACAAGTTAATCATTCATCTTACGACCCATACATTTATATGGCGTGGGCAGATATACCTGGCAAGTTTATGCAAGGTGGATAATATAATCTGATGAGTAAAACAAAAGACATAATAGATGAAGCACTAGGTGCAGTAGAACTTGCAAAGTCTGAACCGACTGAACGCAAAGTTATACCACGACCTCAAGAAAATGACGACATAGAGAATGATTATAAGTACCAGAGAGAAAACTTCTACAACCTAGTAGAGAGAGGTACAGATGCGATAGACGGTATTTTAGAAATCGCAAGAGAAAGTGAACACCCTAGAACATACGAAGTAGCTGGTAATCTAATCAAACAAGTTGCAGAAGTTACAGAGAAACTTGGTGAACTACAAGAAAAAATGAAGAGATTAAAAGAAGTTCCAAGTAATGCACCGAAGAATGTAACTAATGCATTATATGTTGGTTCGACTGCTGAGTTACAGAAGTTGTTAAAGGGTAAGAAGAATGGACAATAATTATCTAGGTAATCCAAACCTCAAGAAAGCAAATGTCAAAGTAGAATGGACAGAGGAACAACTTCTTGAATATAAGAAGTGTATGGATAATCCACAATACTTTATTGAAGAGTATGTAAAGATTATATCTCTTGATGAAGGATTGATACAATTTAAAATGTACCCATTTCAAAAAGAAATGATTGGTACATTTCATAAAAATCGTTTTACAATCTGTAAGTTACCTCGACAGTCTGGTAAATCAACGATTATGATTTCCTACCTCCTACATTACGCATTATTTAATCCAAGTGTTAACATAGCCATACTTGCAAACAAGGCTGCGACTGCAAGAGATTTGTTAGGACGATTACAACTTGCATACGAGAACTTACCGAAATGGTTGCAACAAGGTGTAATGTCTTGGAACAAAGGTAGTTTAGAATTAGAGAATGGTTCTAAGATACTTGCATCATCAACATCTGCAAGTGCAGTCAGAGGTGGTTCATACAACATTATATTCTTAGACGAGTTTGCGTATGTTCCTTCAAATGTTGCAGAACAGTTCTTTAGTTCTGTGTATCCTACAATCTCATCTGGTAAATCTACAAAAGTGATTATCGTTTCAACACCACATGGTATGAATATGTTTTACAAACTCTGGACAGATGCAGAAGAAAGAAGAAACAGTTACATACCTATCGAAGTTCACTGGAGTGAAGTACCAGGCCGTGATGATAAATGGAAAAAAGAAACAATCGCAAATACAAGTGAACAACAGTTCCAAACAGAATTTGAGTGTGAGTTCTTAGGTTCTGTCAATACACTTATCAACTCATCTAAATTAAGAGTATTGACTTACAAACAATATCTACAAAAGAATGCTGGTTTAACTGTGTATGAGAAACCACAGAAAGACCACACCTATATGTTAACTGCTGATGTTGCACGAGGTACAAAGAATGACAACTCTGCATTTGTAATGTTTGATATTACAGAAGTACCTTATCGTGTGGTTGCAACATTTAAAGACAACGAGATAAAACCTTTACTCTTTCCTCAAAAGATATATCAGATTGCAAGAGCATATAATCAATCATTTGTATTAGTAGAGGTAAATGACATAGGTGAACAAGTTGCAAATAATCTACAGTTTGATATGGAATATGATAATCTGATTATGGCCTCAATGAGAGGAAGAGCTGGTCAAGTAATGGGAGGTGGTTTTTCAGGAGGTAAGGCACAGTTGGGTGTGCGAACAACTAAAGCAGTGAAGACAATCGGTTGTTCTAATCTCAAACAGTTAGTAGAGAGTGATAAGATAATCATAGAGGACTTTGATATTATCAACGAGTTATCTACTTACATTGTACATGGTAGTTCCTTTCAAGCAGAAGAGGGTTGTAATGATGACCTAGTAATGTGTTGTGTATTATTCGCATGGGCAACTGACCAGACATATTTTAAGGAACTTACTGATAATGATATCAGACAACAAATGTATAAAGACCAACAAAACCAAATAGAACAAGATATGGCTCCCTTTGGATTTGTAGTCAACGGATTAGAAGAAGAAAATGTAGGAACTGCTGTAGATGAGTATGGAACAAAATGGAATCCTGTTGTCAGAAAGTATGATACAAACTGGTGATAGAAAGTCCTTGCATTAATGTTTGCACTGTCATAGATGGTGAGTGCGTTGGTTGTTATAGAACAGAAAAACAAATAGAAGATTGGTTATTTTACACAGACGAAGAGAGAAGAAAGATTATGGAGGAGTGTGAAACTAAAATGAATCAAACTCAATAAGGTCGTTATCTAATTTTATCCAACAATTTGCACACACAATCTTAGATTGCTCTATGAGTTTTCTAACTTCAGTATGGCTATCATCATTCATACCCACTCTTTTTACCTGTCTACGGATTGCAGTATCATGAGGATAGAACTTTAATACTACTGTTTCACTCTCTTTACAATGCACACAATATTTATCTGCAAGAAAATCGTTTAACCACTTAACTCTTTTGCGATAATTCTTTCTTGCAACTCTCTTGATTGTTTCTTTATACTTCTGATAATGTGCGTTTGTCATGATTTTATTTATATTTTTACTGGAATATAAAAAACGGTTTGTAAATATAAATTTTCCTAAATAAAAGTAAAATCAACAAAGAGGATACAAGAGGAGAAAACATATGTCATTTTTAGTTTCCCCAGGCGTTCTTGTTAGAGAGATTGACTTAACGAATGTCGTTCCAGCTGTTGCAACATCAATAGGTGCTATTGCAAGTTCATTTCAAAAAGGCCCTGTTGGTTCTATTGTAAACATTAGTTCAGAAGAAGAATTGATACAAGTCTTTGGTAGACCACAAAATGACAGTAATCAATTTGAGAACTGGTTCTGTGCATCTAACTTTCTTGCATATACAGATGCACTAAAGGTTGTTAGAGTTGAATCAGGTGTTACAAATGCAACTGCAAGTGGTGCTGGACTTCTCATCAGAGATGATGACCATTATGATAATGACTTTGACAACGGACAAGCATCAGTAGGTGAATGGACTGCAAGAACTGCTGGTACACATGGAAATGCAGTCGGTGTTTCAATTTGTGCAACTGCAACTGCATACGAACAAACTGCTGTTACCACAACATCTGCACAAGAAGCATTAGGTCAAACAACAATATCTGTTACAGACGCATCAGTATTTAATGTAGGTGATATAGTCAACTTCGGTGAGACAGGTAACATAGAGTATGAAACAACTTCCGTTGACTCATCAAATAACACAATAGATATTAAATTATTAGATGACCTAAACGGACAAGGTTTACAAAATCAAATCGCATCAGGAACTAACATTAGAAGAAGATGGAGATTTTATGATTTATTTGATGGAGCTCCAGGCACTTCTGATTACGCAACAAAAAGAGGTAGAGGAACTGGTGACGAAATGCATATCGTTGTTTACGATTACACAGGAGAGGTGACAGGATTTGATGTTGACTCAAACGGTAATAGAACAAACGGTATTATTGAAACATATAAAAACTTATCTAAAAACATAAATGCAAAATCGCCACAAGGTGATAGTATCTACTATCCTTATGTAATTAGAAAACAATCTGGTTTTGTATATTGGACAGACCATAACACTGCCGGTGTTAACTGGGGTACAGATATAGACTCAGATATAGGTAATATAGTTTTAAACGGAACAGATGCAAACGGAACTGATGCTGGAAGTAATATTGAATTAGAAGATGGAACTGGAAGTGCTGGTCATATCGCAATGGAAAGTGGTTCAGGTTCTTACTCTGCACTTGACACACCAACTAAATCAGAACTATCTGGTGGAACTGATGATTATGCAGTAACCGCTGGTGAACTTGAAACTGCATACGGTGAGTTTGAAGATACTGAGTCAGTTGATGTTAATCTTATCTTAGGTGGACGAGGTGGTGGAGCTGGTGATACTGCATCATCACAAGATACTCATGTAACAATGTTGACAACTCTTGTAGAAAAGAGAAGAGATTGTGTTGCATTCGTATCACCTTATCGTTCTGCGACAGTAGGTATATCAAGTTCTATAACACAGACAGATAATGTTGTAGAAGCATTTGATTTATGTCCTTCATCATCTTATGTGGTTTTTGACAGTGCATACAAGTTTCAGTT